TGGAAGAAAGAACCATCGCTGAAAGTAATTTGACAACATCAAGTGGAAGCAAAACAGTAACATATACAAACCCATTTTTTGAACAACCCGCAATAGGTATTTCCGCACAAAATATGGCTACTGGTGATGTTTTCACAATAAGTTCTAAGACAGTAAGCGGGTTCACAATAGCGTTTGCAAATTCTAGCGGGGGTGCAGTTGATAGGACATTTGACTACATCGCAAAGGGATTTGGGTTGCAAAGTTAACAGGAAAAAGGTATAAAAAATCATGGCACAAGTTTCAGACGTAAGTTTAGCAAATCAAGGTTTTAGTTCTTTTCGGACTGAATTGAATAATATTTTGACTGCTTTGAATACTTCACACATAGGAAGTTCAGCACCAAGTTCAGTCGCTACAGGCACTATATGGGTCGATAATGGAACAAGTGGCACACTAAAAGTAAAGATTAACGATGGTTCAGATAATATTGAGTTGTTTTCAATAAATATAACAAGCAATGCAATAAGTAGCACAATGTCAACTACTGGTACTATATCAGAAACTGACCCTAATGCTTTACCTTTGGCGATTGCTCTAGGATAGGGAGTAGAACATGGCTAACACATTTAAGGTAAAAACCAACGGAGCAATGCCCGCAAGTGCGGGAACGCCATTAACACTTTACACAGTACCAAGTTCCACAACCACAGTTGTCATAGGCTTATTGCTTTGTAATATCCACACAACAGCCGTTACAGTAGATGTTCAGCTAGTTTCCGACACAAGCGATACAGAAACAAACGAAACAGTTTTACTAGCAAAAGATGTAAGCATACCAAACGGCTCAACCCTAGAACTACTCACAGGGGGTAAGGTGGTGATGCAGACCACAGACATTTTAAAGATTGATTGTAGTGTTGCCAGTAAGATAGACGCTACACTTAGCATATTAGAGATAACATAAGGGGAAACAATGCCATTCATAGGAGTACAACCCGCATCAGCCTTACTAACAAGTGCTGATATACAAGATGGTCAGATAACAACCGCTAAAGTTGCAGATGATGCTATTACTGGTGCAAAGATTGAAAATAACCCAACAATAGCGGGTACGCTCAACGCTTCAGCGGGTCTTACAACCCCTTCTGGTCATGTGGTGCAAACTACCCTTCATAAGTTTACTACAGCCACATCATTAAATAGTAGTTCAAATGCTGATATAGGAGGTTCATCATTTACCTTTACACCAAAGTTTTCTTCTAGTCTTTTAATACTAAGTTGTAGTGTTTGTGTTAATATTTATCGTGGAAATATCAATCAAGGATGTACTATTAATTTTAACGTGGATGGCTCAAATATTGATTATACTGGTGAAAGTCACGAAATTCTTCACTCTGTACCATCTGGTAATACAAATGGTTATGTAAGATTTCAAAAAGAAGCTTCTTTAAGTGCTTCTAACACTAATGCAAAAACAGTTAAGCTTAATGGTAGACCTTATCAAATTGGAAGTAGTGGAGTGGCAAATATAAACCCTAGTTCTTATTTTACAAGTAGCATTAAAATTCAAGAAATAGCACAATAGGATAAAACAATGACGACAATATCAAATGCACTTGTTTCATTAGGTCTTAAAGAATGGGTCTATAGGGGTAATGATGCCACTACCGAAGCTGAGTTTAATGAAAGATTTAGAAAGGTCACAGAGTCAAAAGATGGGTTTGCCATAGAAAGTTCAGACCCTAAAGATTTTGGTGTAACATGGAAACAAGTGAGCGATGAAAAAACGAAACTAGAAAATGCTGAACCCTTACGATTACTTAGAGAAGAAAGAAACAAGCTATTACAAGAAACAGATTGGACAGCATTAGGTGATGTTACTATATCGGATAAAATGAAAACATACAGACAGGAACTAAGAGATATTACAAAAACTTTTCAGAGTATGAGTGATAAAGATTTCAAGTTTCCAGATAAACCAGAAAGTTAAAACATGGCATATATAGGCAAATCACCCCAAGTTGGAAACTATATCAAGCTAGATGCAATAACAACATCAAGCACCAACACCTATAATCTTCTAAATGGTGGGGTAGCGTTTGTACCAGAATCAGCCTTGCATATGTTGGTTTCTTTGAATGGTGTTATACAAGAACCGCTTACCGCCTTTTCAGTTTCGGGGTCACAAATAACCTTTTTACCTTCAAGCGGTACACTATCATCAAGCGACTCAATAGATTTTATTCTTGTGCTAGGAAACACGCTAGACATAGGAACGCCAAGTGATAGCACAGTAACAAACGCAAAAACAAACTTTGTTTCAACTTCTTCAAGTGCGGGATTGTCTATTAAAGGCGATGGCACTACAGACGGAACACTACAGCTAAACTGTTCACAAAACTCACATGGGGTAAAGTTGCGGTCACCCGCCCATTCAGCGGGTCAATCATACACTTTAACGCTTCCTACAGGCAATCTAACAGCGGGTAACGTACTCAAGATAAATTCTATTAGCGGGTCTGGCACAACCGCTATAGGGCAGTTAGAAGCACCTTCAGAACTTTTATTACCAAATCAACCCGCTTTTTTGGCTAGACTATCATCTAATACCAATAACCTTGCTATTGATACAGCACATACCATAGTGTTTGATACAGTGGTATTCGATCAAGGTTCGGATTATAACAATTCTTCTGGAATATTTACAGCACCAGTAACGGGAAGGTATCAAATAAATGTGGTGGTTTATATGCACCAAGTACCAAATGATGCAAATTATGCTTTAGTTGAATTAGTAGCTTCTAACAGAAGTGTTCAAGATATATTCAGAACACAGGCGGGGGATGCAGAGTGGACTTACCAAACTTTTCAACTTAGTGTACTCTTAGATATGGATGCAAGTGACACAGCAAAAGTAAATTTTTATCAACCAAATGGAACAGTACAGGCGGATATAAATGGTCATGGTACTCATGCACACACATCATTTTCAGCCTATTTAGCGTGTTAAAAAAGGAAAAACAAATGGCAAAACTTACATTAAAAATAGAGGTCGATGACACACAACAAGCTATATTGAATAATGATTTGGTTGACATAAATCAATGGGTACAAGACGCAATGACAGGCAAAATAAACAACGCTTGGAAAAGGATGCAACAGGATTGGACTACAAAGCTTATGAACGATGAGTCTTTCACAGACCCAATACCAAGCAACCAAGCCGACTTTGTAAAGCTTATCACCGCTAGGTCAGATTATAAGACTAGAAAACAAAGAGATGCAGAAAACGCCATCGGAGAATAAAGATGCCTTTAACTAAAGTACAAAGCAGAGGAACAGAAAACGTAGGGCAAGGTTCATCGAATGTCATAATTAATGGTGCAATGAATGTTAGCCAGAGAGCAACCTCATCTACAGGGTTAGGTGCATCTAATGGTTATTTTACAGTTGATAGATACAAGTTAGAATTTAATAATACAGCGGGACGTTTAACAATGACACAAGACAGTTCTGCACCTAGTGGCTTTGCAAACAGCACTAAACTTGCTTGCACTACGGCTGATACATCAATAGCTTCTGATGAGTTACTAATATTTCAACAAAGAATAGAGGGTCAAAACCTACAAGCGTTTGCGAAAGGAACTTCAGATGCTAAAGAATTTGCTGTTTCTTTTTATGTCAAAGGAAATGCAAGTGCAACCTATGTTGCTGAATTGTATGACCATGATAATGCAAGACAAGTGGGTAAAACATTTAGTGTAACTACAGATTGGACACGAATAGAATTAATTTTTCCCGCTGATACTACAGGTGGTTTTGACGATGATAATGCTAGAAGTCTTGATTTAAATATTTGGCTACACGCGGGGTCAAATTTTAGTAGTGGCACTTTAGGAACAACATGGCAAGCAACAGACGCAACAGACAGGGCGGTTGGTGCATCCTCATTCTTTTCAAGCACATCGAATACTTTCTTCATCACAGGGATTCAGATTGAAGTTGGCTCACAAGCTTCAGATTTTCAGCATGAAGATATATCAACAACCCTTGCTAAGTGTCAAAGATATTGCTTTTTATTTACAAAAAATTCAGCAGAAGGTGGTGGCTTAGTGACCTTTGCAAATGCCTATTCTACTGGGTCAATTCAAGGTGGTAGAGCTTTACCAGTTACTATGAGAGCAAAACCATCAGCAACTTTTACTGGTAATATTAGGATAGGTACTGGTTTAGCTGATTTTAATTCTTCCTCAACTAGTGTTGCGGGAAATGAATCAAGTATAAATCAGTTACATTTTTATATTGGTGGGTTCTCTGGACTTACGCAAAATCAAGGTTATTTTGGTCATATGCAAACAAATGGAGATACTTTTGAAGTGTCAGCGGAGTTATAAAATATGAATATTAAAAATGCACAATACCAAGCCAAAGATGGGATAAACATATCTATTCTTGCCGTTATTGATGGTATAGAGTGGAGTATTCCCCTTGACCCCGCCAACACACACTACGCAGAAATACTAAAACAAGTAGAAGAAGGTAAGCTTACCATTAAGGACGCTGACTAATGACCAAAGCAGATATAAACGCAATACTAATGGAACTAAGCGTACTTAAAAACGATATGTACCATTTTAGACAGGATATGGAACGTAGGGTTTCACGACTAGAAAGAATAGTCATTTCTATAACCGCCTTTTATGTAATAAGTTCATTCGGGGTTATCTTCAACACTATAGTGCTATAAATGGGATACAGGGGGGTTCTTAAATGTTTGACCCTGTTAGTATAAGTGCAAGCCTAGCAGTCGCTAGCACCGCTTTCAACGGCATTAAAAGGGCATTTCATGCGGGTAGAGAGCTAGAATCTATGTCGCAAGACCTATCTAGGTGGATGGGTGCGGTTTCCGATATTGATAACGCTCACAAGTCAGCTAAAAACCCCTCATTACTCAAAAAGGTTATGAATGGCAAAAGTATTGAGCAAGAAGCCATTGAAGCATTTACCGCTAAAAAACAGCTAGAACAACAAAGAAATGACCTACGCACCTTCATTCAATTTTCGCATGGACAGTCAGCATGGGATGAACTGGTAAGAATGGAAGGTGAAATAAGAAAAAGAAGACAAAAGGAGGTTTACGATAAACAGAAATTCAGAGAAAAAGTTATTACCATTGTTGCTTTGGTCGTTGTTTCTAGCATTGGTTTGGGTCTTTTGGGTCTTTTCACATACTCACTCATGGGGGTGGACAGGGGTTGGTTCGGATAATTGTGTCAGAAAAGAAGGTGGTCAAGAAACGTTTGAATGGCTGTGTGTCGATGGACAAACAATATATTTAGCTAAATCGGAGAATATATTTCAATGCTTTTCTTGTTATCTCAAAAAATTTAGCGACTGGACATGGGAACAAGAAATCAGAAAAGGGATGAGAGAAGACCCAAAATATGTTACTTGTAGAAGATATAAAAGAGTTAGAGCAAAAAATGGTCAGCAAGTATGTTTATATAAAGGAGCAAACGACACTTACACATTGGTGGTTGAAGGAGAGTGTCCTTCACAGTATCGTTGTCGGTATGACCCAAATGGTAAACCGCCCAATATTGACCAAGTAGTAGATTCACTAAATGACAGTTTTAAAAAATGACACAAAAGAAATTAGAAAAAGATTCAAAATATAACGAAATGGACGCTAACAAAGATGGCGTTATTTCTGATGTTGAAATAGATAGTTGGCAACAAACAGAAGAAGTCAAAAGAATAAACAGAAAACAAATGCACCAAAGAAATATGGCGTGGGTTTCTTTAGGGTCTATGTTGGTCTTTACAGCAATAATGTTTACGCCTTTGATACCAGATTCACGAATAAAATTACTTACAGACCTATCAAACTTATTTTATCTGGCACAAGCGGGCATAGTAGGTGCTTTCATGGGTTTTTCGGTATTAGATAGAACAGGGGTGAAAAAATGAGTTTATTAGGGTCACTTGTTGAACCAGTAACAGGGTTATTAGATAAGTTTATAGAAGACAAAGACCAAAAGGCTAAACTTGCACACGAGTTAGCTACAATGGCAGATAAACACGCTCAAGCACTAGCGTTAGCACAAATAAAGGTAAATCAAGAAGAAGCAAAGGGAAATTGGTTTCAATCTTCATGGCGACCGCTTATAGGGTGGATTTGCGGGTTATCATTAGCGATTAACTATCTTATATCGCCAATATGTGCGGGATTTGGTATACTAATACCGCAAGCTGATATGTCGGTAATGATGCCTTTATTACTTGGTATGTTAGGGATAGCGGGTATGCGTAGCGTAGATAAAGCGTTTAAAACAGATACAAAGGGGAAATAATATGGCTTTTACCTTATCACAGAGAAGTTTAGGACGATTAGACGGAGTAAAAAACCAATTACATTCAGTAGTAACCACCGCCATAGGGCTGACGAATTGCGATTTCGGAGTCACCTGTGGACTAAGAAATATTCAAGAACAAGAGGAATTAGTGGCTAGAGGTGCTTCACAAACAATGAACAGCAAACACCTTACAGGGGATGCGGTGGACGTTGTTGCGTATATTGGCTCACGAATTTCTTGGGAACTAAATTTGTATGATGAAATAGCAGATGCCTTTAAAGAAGCATCAATAAAAGAGGGTGTACCGATTAAATGGGGTGGTGCTTGGTCTGTTCCAGACTTGCGTGATTGGGAAGGTACAGCCGAAGAAGCAAGAGAGTCGTACATAGACCTAAGAAAAAGTCAGAAAAGGAAATATTTTTTGGATTGTCCTCATTTCGAGCTGAGTACTTAACAACATGAAAAAACAAATATACATGAAGCTTTATGACTTCTTCTCAAAGATAGCTAGTTTCTTTCTAAGAAAATCATTGAACCAAAAAACCAAAGGGGGGTATCATGGCACTAACACCAAAACAAAAAAAACTACCGAAAGGACTACAGGAAGCAATTCTAAAAAGTCAAAAAAAGGGTAAAAAGAAAAAGAAAGGAAAGAAGTAATGCCGTAT